TTGAAAAGCGTAGAGGAAGTGGCGGTAGAAGTCCGCTAAAAAATAGCCCAGTAGGAGAATGCAATCTCTGAACACGGCGAAGCAAGCAGCTTAATTACCTGTAAGCAAAAGACTCCCAACTAATTTTCAGGGACGAAAGATTAACGCTCTGCTTCCTCTCCGCTATCCAGTATGAGTGGTAAAAAAATATGTGCAGTTGTAAAAACATAGAAATTCAAACCTATAAAAGGCAAGTATCTATGAAAAGCCCTTTCGTGAGAAGAAACGAGGGCTGGGTATGTGTCGATATATGCTTGTCAAGGGAGATAGCCGAGCTTTGGCATTTAGGAATAAACACGGTCGAGAGTTGTTGCGGACATAATAAACGATTGGGGTATATTGCCGTAAGCGGAGAAGATATATCGAAAATGGAAGGTCTTGGATATGAAAGGGAGCTTGAAGAAAGAAAAGATATTTTTATACCCAAATATAATTATTAACCTCTTAATTAAAAACAAAATGGAGAAAATAGAACAAATGAAAGATGAAATAAGAGACTTAACGTGGAAAGACATCCCCGATGAAGTTTTTATAGAGCGTTTAATGGAGATAATAGGTAAATATTTTCAAAAATGAAACCAATGAATAAAACAAACCAAGACAGAGATATAACTTATTATCATACCCCAGGAGTTAGTGGAACAGGACACTCTCCAATTATAGACTGGGAGAGAATGAAAAAAGATGGGTATTATTTAGATATTCACGATGGTAGGTGCAAACCAATGGGTAGCACAAATAAATGGTGTAAATATTGTGGAACAGCATCTGGAAACTGTCATTGTTCTAATATGTATCCAATGAATAAAACAAACCAAGAGTGGGAAGAAAATATACAAGCAGACTTAGACAACGGTAAATTTGGTATGATTTGCTCTAACGAAGGTAATTTCAAAAAATACATATTCCCTATTTTCCACCAAACCCTCCAAACCGAAAAGGAGAAGATGAAGAAGGAGCTGATTGCGTGGGCGGGAAAAAATCAGAAAGGTGGCGATAGTAATGATTTCACGGAAGGGAGATTTCTTGGCGGTTATAACCAAGCATTGTTAGACCTATTAAATAAAATAAAAACCTTATGACAATAATATCCGTACTGTCTTTTTTGTTTACATTGTTCTGGATGGGAATGATAGGCAAATGTGCAGGTAAAAACGGATTTATAGAAACATTCAAAAGACTAAACAATTAAATCCCCGTAGCTCCTAGTGAGGGATTGGACGTGGCGGACTGCCGTACCTTTCACAGTTCCAAATCGAACTGCTGAAAAAGTACAAGATGATTACTTTCAAAAAAGATGACTCTGAGATACCCAAACAACTTGCGGAGACTCAGGGATATTTCAGAATCGTCTAGGTTATCCACACCATACAAAAAAGAGGCTTAGATAAAACATCTTCGCCTCTTTTACTTTGCCTTGACACAGGATATGAAAAGCACACAATATAGTTAATGAACCAGAACACCTATTTCAAATAGGACTACTAGCGGACCGAGTCCGTGTTTCATCATATTTTCAAGAATGCCCCAGCCCATCGAATTATAAAGTAGCAACCTCCATTTCAGCATCTTTCATAATAGTCAATATATTCTCAGCATACCAGTCATTGCTATGATTACTAACCAGACCGTTATGGGAGCGAGCCATTTCAAATAATCCCAAAGATTCATGTCGTTTTAATCGTTTAGCCGTCCAATAAGTAGCTTTTTCAAAATCTAGCCTATCATCCGCATTGATACATTTATCAGTTAGTCTGTATTCGCAAGTATTCACATGATAGATATGATACCAACCAGCGGATTTACCATTATCGCCACTCAAGTGCTTTCCGAAAGAAGATTCCTGCTCTGAAATCGCATATAACATCCTCCAGTCAATTCCCACATCCCCCCCCACATTCTGCATTATCTGGACATGATCTTTGAGCGTTAAAGGTTTGGCGGAACTTTCAGTAATCCACTCCTGTGAGTTATCCAAAGTTTCGGCAACCGGCTCCGCTATTTCCTCTAAGACCTCCTCTACCGGCTGATTCTCAAAGAACATCGTCCTTGCTGAAGCTAACTGAGTATGGATAGCATGGACGAACATAAAGACAAATAAGGAATACATTATCAGTTTTAAGGCTTTTCTGCGGTAAATCTCGATTGCGAGCTTTGTTTGAAACCTCCTTGAGCTCCTAGTGAGGGATTGGACGTGGCGGAATAAGACGCTATACCCGAACGTAAATCTATGAGAAGTACAATCATAGTTAAGTGGGATAAAAGTTCTGGTGACTCATTCGGGAAGTCCAGACTCAAAGCGTAGAACGGGCAGAATATAACTGCGAAGCGTGCAAGATGAAATTTCTTGCCGTCCACTCCCTCTCCAGGGGCTATGAGTAAATAAACATTAACAAACAAACATATAAAATACTTATCACTATTTTCTGGCTACGGAGGTTTCGAGCTAGGAATACAACAAGCGTATGAAAGTAATAATAGACTGGGTTTACAAAAACAGAAGACCAAGGTTTTACAGGGAAACAAGCCCGACTTTGAGAGCGGGAAAATGTGGGAGCCTCATTGTATTGGTTTCTCCGAAAATTAAATTAGAGGACTTGTATATTTGTGAGGAGTGTGCTAGAATACATTTATGGGAAAACAATGCTCAAAATGTAAGAGAACTAAGCCACTTGGAGATTTCTTCAATGCTTCACGATATAGAGACGGGAAATATCCGTCCTGTAAGTCCTGCCAAAAAATAGCCACCAAAAAATCTGTATTGAAAAAGTGGGGAACAATGGGAAATTATTATTCCGAATATCGCAATAGAATTACAGGTGGAAACCCAAGTATTATTTATACAAAAAAGAAGTGCAACGCATTAAAGCATAATGTAGTTTTTACACTAACGAGGGAAGAATTTATTGAATGGTATGATAAGCAAAATAAAAAATGCCACTATTGCGGGATAGACCAAGCCAAAATTACGCTTAATCAAGATATGATGCCAAACATAAATATCCATAGGCTGACACTGGACAGACTTAACCCAAAAAAAGGATACGAAAAGGGGAATGTAGTGCTGTGTTGCTCTCGTTGCAATTTAATTAAAAATAATTTTTTCAGCGAAAAAGAAATGCTGGAAATAGCTGAAAAGTATGTTAAAAACAAATGGAAAAATTAAAATGCTCTCATTGTTCAGCGGATATGGTGGCTTTGAACTCGGTGCTGAACAAGCCATCGGTGCAGAAAATCTTGAAGTCGTGGGGTTTAGTGAAATCGACAAATACGCCTCAGAAGTTTATCAACATAAATTCAAATTCTATGAATGCGAGAATTGCAGGGTGGCACGAGAACGAGAATATAGTGGCAGCACACAGGGGCGACAAGAAACGCTCGACAGTGTCGGAACACGTTTATCACAAAACGACAGGGATTCTAACCACTCTGACCTCAGCTCATCAACCAAAAATAATTGTCAATGTAAACACAAACCCTATGGAGACATCACAAAAATCAACGCCGCAGAACTTCCAGACTTCGACCTCCTTGTCGGTGGCTTCCCTTGCCAAGCGTTTTCAATCGCTGGAAAACGAGCTGGCTTTGAGGACACCAGAGGAACTCTCATCTATGATGTGTTTAGAATTATCAAAGAAAAGCACCCTAGACTTGTGCTTCTTGAAAATGTCAAAGGACTCCTTTCTCACGACAACGGAAGAACTTTCAAAACCATCATCACCTCGCTTGCAGAACTGGGGTATGCTGTCGAATGGCAAGTGCTTAACGCAAAGAATTTCGGTGTCCCACAGAATCGGGAAAGAGTGTTCATTATCGGACATCTTGGAGGATTCGGTGGACGACAAGTATTTCCTATCGGAAACTCAAACTCAAAAGATATTGTCCAACTCAACAAGCCAAAACATTCCAATGACAGAGTTTATGGAAAAGAAGGATTAAGCCCAACACTAAATACAATGCAGGGAGGCAGAAGGCAACCGTTCGTTCTCAATCAACAAACAAGATCAGCAGATAGGCCATCATTGAAATACTCTAGTGGAGGTTCAGGACTACTCGTGAAGAAAGATGAAGCATTTTGTTTACCAACAACAGGCGGATCAGGACAGTACCTTCTCAAAGCTAAAATCCGCCGTCTCACTCCTACTGAATGTGAAAGACTTATGGGACTCCCTGATGGATGGACTGAAGGAGTAAGCGACACTCAAAGGTACAAGCTATGCGGAAACGGAGTGGTCGTCAACGTAGTAGAAGAAATAATAAAAAGGTTATGCTAATCACAACATTCATCCTCGGAATAATGATAGGGTCTTTCCTGACCTTTCTCGCTATCTTCGGGGGAGCAAGCAAATGAAAAAATGCAATAAATGCGAAAAAGAGAAACCCTTGAATGAATTTCACAAAAACAAAAACCTCCCAGGAGGACACCAACACCAATGCAAGGCTTGCAATAAGTTAGCTAAAGATAAATGGAGGGACACCCTGATAGATGAAACCCAAAGGAGACCTCAACTCCAAAGGTTTGCCGAGGTATTGGAAGAATGGGCTATGTGGGAGAGTTCGATCATGGAGGAAGAATACGTTTAAACACTTGACAAATATCCCCAGTATGCTATAATGGGTGTAGGGTTAATCAAATAAACAACCTTGGGTGAGGGTAATTAAAGCCATAAGTATCATAAAAGCCTATTTTAAAGCAAAAGTAGCCCAAATAAAGCAAAATATCGCCCTCTGGATAGCCCGAAAGAGATTCAGACTCAATATAAGGCACAAAAACAAGACAAGACTGGAAAGATTCCGAGTAACAACAAAATTGGTTCTGTTCGACATTTTAATAGCGACTATCGTCTGGAGTATTTTTGCATGTACCTTCCAGGGCAGAACGATCGTAATCTATAGCAACGTTGCGGTGGTAGAGGCGCAAGCCGAAACTGCTACTCCCGTTAGCCTCGTAGAGCCTGAAGGGCCAGTAGCCTCCGAGCAATCGGTGCAAGGCTCTACAAACGACATCTCAGCCATGATAGCCCAAACATTCCCAGAAGAGACCAAACTAGCGGTAGCGGTAGCTAAAGCGGAATCAGGACTCAACCCAGATACGGAAAGCTGGATAGACAGAACGGCAGACGGAAGACCATTTTCAGTAGGGCTTATGCAGATAAACCTGACGTGGCACGAACTGGACGGAGTAAAATGCTATGAAGCTTTCCAAGGAAAAAACTACAAAGCCAAAGTTATCAATGAGAATCTTTATCAAAAATGCGTGAAACTAGCCAAAGACCCCAAAATAAACCTAGAAACAGCCAAAGGAATATACGAAAGGAGCGGAAATCACTTCGGAGCATGGGGAGCCTATCTGGCAGGAAGCCACCTGAAATTCATGTCTGTGGATAAGTAGGAGAAAAAGGCTTGAAATAGTGTTGTTGACAGAAGCCGTTATATGGTGTAAGATAAAAGCAAGAGTACGGATGACCCTTTCAAGGGTTGTCCTTTTTGCATATTATAAGCCCCATAGGGGAAAAACCAAAATTGCATACTCCAAAAACAAAAGCGCATTAAAACCACACCGTAGCATCAAGAGATGTGAAGTTTTGGTTATATAAAAATGGAATTTTGTATCCTATGTGGCTCCGAAGTAGAAGAATACCAACTGATATGTTATGCGTGCCAAGTAGATAAGGAAGACTTCGATCACCCCCAGCTAAGAACAGATTTCGTTTATAACGGAAGCCTAGATGAATGAGATAATAAACCAACAAAGACTAAATGAACTTTTAATAGCTAAAGTATTAAGAGAAATGGAAAAACTAACCTGCCATGATTGCGCCAAGACCCTTCAAGAAAACGAAGAGTACATGGAATACCCCAAAACGACCAAGGTAAAATGCAAAGAGTGTCATATAAAAGAACCTAAACTTAAAAACTACCAAGAGTGCGAGGTATATAGCCGTGTAGTAGGTTACATTCGCCCCGTTAAGCAGTGGAACCCTGGTAAGAAAGAAGAATATAAAGATCGTAAGGAGTTCAAAGTTTAAACATGGAAGAGTCAAATTAAAGAAATAGAGATACTAAGATAATGGAGTTGAATCCTAAACACAAAGAATTTGCAGATGAATACCTTGAGACTGGAAACGCCACTCAAGCGGTTAAGGAAACCTTCGGGATAGAAAACGATAATTATGCAGGAGTTAAAGGGAATAGGCTGATAAGAAACGATAAGGTGAGGGCATATTTAGAAAACAAGGCAGAAAAGGCAGCGATTAGAATAGTTGAACTGTCAGAGCAGGAAGAAAACTTACCCGTAGCTCTTGGAGCCAGCAAAGATATATTAGACAGAGCGGGGCTGAAACCAGTAGATAAGCAGGAGGTGGTTTTGGAGGATAATACTCAAATGAGCTATGAAAGAGCAAAACAGGTTATCATCACAGGAGAAAGAAGCAATCAAAGTGATAGCCAAGAATGAGCTGATTCCGTTTTGTGGCTTTATCAAGGAATACGATGCAAGTTGGGTTCATAGGACGATAGCTGAACAACTGGAAAGAGTAGAGAAAGGAGAAGTAAAAAGGTTAATGATATTTGTTCCACCTAGACATGGGAAAAGCGAACTAGGATCAATAATGTTTCCAGCCTGGTATTTAGGGAAACATCCAGAGAAAGAAATTATAACCTCTAGCTACTCGGCAGATTTAGCACAAGATTTTGGATATAAGACAAGAAATTTAGTTAATAGCGAAGAATACCAAGAACTTTTTAAGACAAAACTCCGTGACGATAGTAAGAGTAAGGCTAAATGGCTGACCCAAGAGGGTGGAGGATATACGGCAACTGGAGTAGGTGGAGCGATAACTGGACGAGGAGCTGACATTGCGGTTATAGATGACCCATTTAAAAATAGAGAAGAGGCTGAAAGCAAAACGATAAGAGACAAGGTTTATAACTGGTACACCTCGACGCTCTACACTCGATTAGAAAAAGGAGGAGCAATTATTTTAATACTTACCAGGTGGCATCAAGACGATTTAGCAGGCAGGCTTTTAAAAGCAACGGAAGAAGGAGGCGAAAAATGGGAGGTTATTAAGTTTCCAGCAATAGCTACGGAGAATGAAAGATTTAGAAAGCAAGGAGAAGCACTATGGGCAGATAAATATGATTTGGAAGCATTAGAGAACATAAAAAGAACAGTAGGAGTATATGACTGGTCGGCACTTTATCAACAGACACCAGTAGCAAGCGAAACTCAAGAGTTTAAAGAAGAATATTTTAAATATAGGACAATAGAAGAGGTTTTAGCTCTACAGACATACCGCACGCTAACGATAGACACAGCTATCAGTCAAAAAGCCAGTGCAGACTTCACAGGATTAACGCTGAATTTTACCGACAAGGAAAACAACTGGAACCTCAAGGCGTGGAAAGAAAAAATCAGCCCACTGGAACTGATAGACCTACTCTTTAATCTTCACGATCAATACAGGCTGGATAAGATAGGAATTGAAAAGACGATATATTTGCAAGCAATCAAGCCATTTCTAGACGAAGAGATGAGAAGAAGAAACAAGTTTCTGCCGATAGTAGAATTGGAACACAATCAAACAGCCAAGGAAACAAGAATCAGAGCGATACTTCCAAGGTATCAAAGCGGAGCGGTATACCACATCAAAGGACACGCGACGGAGCTGGAAGAAGAGCAAATCCATTTCCCCAAGGGAATCCACGACGATGTTCTTGATTCGACCGCTTATCAAGTGCAGGTAGCAAAGCAACCAAATACACAGATAAAAACACTTTTAAAAAGAAAACCAACATCTTACGCATAAATTATGGCAACAAAATTAGAAAGATTTTTAACGAACTACCAAAACGGACAGGTCCAAGTATCGCAGGACGTTTCTTATGAACTCCGGCAAACGGTAGAAGAAAACTATCGCCTGTTCAATTCCAAGTTTGAGGACGTAAAAGACTCCTCGGGACTGACTAAGATTTTCTACAATATCTCTTGGGTGATTTACCGCACGATACTTTACGCTTCGGACATTGACATGAAGCATCTGAACTTCCGCTCCTTAAACGGCAAGGGAATCAAAACGCTGGCACTTCTCAAGTTAGCTTTTAAGTCGTTCCTTAAACAGATATTCTTCGGCAAGAAGATTGACGAGATAATGGCTTACATGATCTGGTTCGGAACAGCCGTTACCAAAAGAGTAGACGGAGACGTTTTCCTAGTAGACCTTAGAAACTACGTCACGACTCCTCACATCAAAGACCCGCAAGAAAGAGAACACGCTGAAATCTGTTTTTATACCTACGACCAGATAATGAGCCATAAGGAAGATTGGAAAAATTTTGAGGACGTAGAGAGCGCAGTAGAGAAGCTCCAGGAGGAAGGACAGTCCAAGTTTAAGATAATCGAGTTCTGGACATTCGAGGACGGACATAAGGTCTGCAAGAAATACTTTGACCGAACCGAATCCAAACCAGAAGACTTAAACCAAGTAGAAGATTGGAATCCACATATCGAGGTAGATACCTTCAAGACTCCATATAAGAAACGGAGACCACTAGCTAGACTTAGAAAGAAACTTGGAGAGGAAGAAGAACTGTTCCCTTACGAGCAGGTAGACTTTATGGAAGTCCCTGGACGCTGGATGGCTTTCGGAGTAGGCGAACTCTTGTCGGGACTGATGGCCCACTACAACGAGAAATGGAATCTTTACCGCAAGAAAGATATTCTTGATTTAAGAGGAATCTTCGTCCATAAGCGAACAGATACGTCCGATTCGCTGACGCAGGAGTTTCTCGATAATCTGGAGACAGGAGACGTACTCTCGATGAGCGTAGAAGAAGACCTGCAAAGGCTTATCATCGACACCAAAACAGGAGAGTTTATCGCTTCAATCGATAAGATTTACGAACTTGCCCGAATGATAATGGGAGTCACCGCCCAGAGTGCAGGGGAGGAGATGCCTTCTATGACAGCCACGCAATCGCTGGTCAACAAGCAAGCCCAACAGACGACCTATGACTACGTCAGAGAGAAGATGCACCACTACCTGACCAGACTCTTCCAAAACGGATACATGAGAGAAATCATCGAGCAAATAGACGAGGAGGAGATGGTGGCAATCGTAGGAGACCCAAGGCAATTAGTAGAACTGGACAAGTTCTTCGTGGAAAACCTGATGAACCAATGGGCGTTGGACCACAAGAAACAAGCTGGAATGTACCCAGCTCAAGAAATATACGACCAAGCCTTTGAACAACTGATGCAAGACCATGACCAGCACGGAGACATGAGGTTCGTAGAGCTTAAAAAATCAATCCTGAAAGACCTGGAGTTCTACATAGGGTTCGACGTTACCAACGAAACTGTAGATAGGGGAGTCAAGATTCAAAACCTCTTAGCCCTTAAACAGAACACGAAACTTTCGACTAAGAGAATAGACGAAGCAGTCCTTGACCTGATGGACGAGAACCCACTTCAATTTGAAAAGACCGCCGAGGAGAAACAGGAGGAGATGGAAATGGCTCAACAGCAAATGATGATGGAGCAACAAGGAGCGCAAGTGCCAGCACCAGTATCGGACGTAGACCAATTCGAAGACGCTAACTCACCACTACCACAATGAAAAGAATCGTACGGGACGAAAAATTGAGAGCCTTAGAAGACGCTGAAAAGGAAAAGAACGCCTTGGAGGAGATAAGACGGATGGAGTTCTTCAAGGCTATGAAAGAGCATAAGAGGTTTCAAAAATACATCGTGGAAGAACTCTTACAGGGAGAGATAGACAAACTGTCAGACCTACGAAAGTTCACCCAAGAAGCCCTAGCGAAAGCCTCACCAGAAGAAACCCAAAGAGTAATGCTCGCCAATCTAGCCGCAGTCAAAGTTCTTGAAAAAATCAAAGGGAAGCTGAATTAAGGGAACAGTTAAGAGTTCCCATGAGGGATGAACGATAGCACTTTAAGCAATCGCATTTCTCTAGTAACTCTTAACAACAATGACCGAAGAAGACCTACGCCACGACGAGGATGCGGAGCAATCCCCTACCCGAATCGAGGAACGCGAATCTGAGGACGCTTCAAAAGACCTGGACGATCTTTTTGATGACGACTCTAACGACGATTCGCAAAAAGACGCACCAGTAACGAGGGAAGAATTGAAACGCCTTGAAAAAGGTATTCAGAATCTAGCCTCACAACTGGGAAGACAGTCCAAGGAGCCGAAGGAAACAGCACAGATAAAGGCAGTCCCAAGCACAGGAACCACAGGCTCGGTACTCAAAAACCTTTACATGCAAGCTAATCCAGAGGCAAAAGAAGTGTGGGAGGATGTTGAAAGGGAAGCCAAACTACTTGGCAAAGACCCCTTTGAACTCTATGAGGCATCATCCTACTTCAAGGGAGAAGCCAAAGCCCGCATCGAAGCTAAAAAAGTTGAAGAAGAGTCTCGCAGAAAAATAGAAAAACCGTCTAGCGATACTGCTTCGACTAAACAAGATTTGGACAAAATCAAGCCAGAGGACGTGGAAAAACTAAAACCGTCCGAAAAGCTCGCTTGGATGAAACGACAAGCTGACAAAGAACGAAGTATCATCGACTAGCCAAAATAAATGGCTTACACAAACAATGTTGCGGCTTTGAACCCGCAAAACTGGGCTGACATGATCCAGGAGAACCTATACAAGGAACTCGTAGCAATGAAAGTTGCAGATGTTAAATTGAAAAAAGAACTCTCAAGCGGAACAGTTGTTCACTTCCCATATTTCGGAAGTTTGTCGACTACTGCTTATGTAAAAGGAACCGACGTTACTGTTCAGGCTCTTGCCTCGACTGACGAATACCTGACAGTTGACCAACAGTGGGAATCATCTTTCTACCTTGACACAGTTGATAAGAAGCAGAACCTATACAGCGCAATGGAAGCTGGTGTACGTGAAGCTACTGACGCTATCAAGCAGAAGATTGAATCCGTATTCCTGGCACAGGTTGTAAACGCAGGAGCTACCCTTACCAAAGCTGATTTGGCCGCTGGTGGAACAGGCGACATCGTGCTTACAACTACGAACGTTATCGAAGTTTTCTCCAAAGGACGCGCTAAACTTGGCAAAGCCCTTATCGGAAAAAGAGCAGTTGCAGTAGTTACTTACAACGTAGCTTCAGTTATCGAACAGAAGATGGCATCCGCTGGATTCTCAGTTCAAGACGCTGCTTTGAAGAACGGTTACGCTGGATCCTTCATGGGATGGGAAATCTATGTATCTGAGAACCTTTCTACAGCTACATCTGGATTCCACTGCTACCTTGGAGCTGCTGAAGCTATCAGCCTAGCACTTCAAATCGCACCTACGACCAAGATAGATTCTGACCCACTTAAATTCGGAGATGTTGTCAAAATGTTGACCTGCTTCGGAGTTAAGACTTTCACAAGAGGAGCCGAAAGATTCCTTGACATGAAAGTTACTGCCTAATCTGACTTTCTTTGCAAAGACCACGCCTTAATTAAAGTTACGGGGGTTGTGGCGGACAGGTTTATCCCCGTACGCCTGTCCACCTCAACCGAACATTATGAAAATACTCACACTCATTCACAAAGACTCAGTAGTTTACAA